GCAAACTTTAGCGGACTTAGTAACTTCTTTTGTTCTTCAATGAACTGTCGATTACCACTGCGCATCTGTTCATAGTTGTAATGTCTAACTATGTACTTGTCACTATCCAATGCTAACTTGAACAATTCATATAATGGTCCTGTACCATGTGGTGTGCTGATCACGATCAATCTACCAGCAGTATCAGGTTGACCAACGCTAGGGCGTAATCGATTGGTGATTTCTTGTAATGTATCAGAGTTATACAATGCCGCTTCGTCTGCTACCCATACGCCAACGTTTAGACCACGTAGATTCTCACGCTGTTCTGCGCTCTTGCATCTAATGTATATGCCATTAGGAAACTTTATAGTCATATCACTATTGTTTATGTCTATGCCATCTTTTAGATTATAATGATTGATTGCGCTTTTTTTGAGTGGTTCCCATATCAAACTCTTGATCATGTTACCAGTAGGTGCGCTGTATATGATATCTTTACCTTTGTGATAGCGTTTATCACTAGCAAATATAGGCAATGCTATACTTGCTAGAAATGTTTTACCACTACCTGCAGGAACTATGTTTATACAATGCTTGTCTGTTGTCAGCCAATCTTGTAATAGTGTGCTTTGTTCCCCATATAATGGGATGTCAATCTTTTTTTGCATCAACGTTTTGTAGTCTTTCTACTACTTGTGCCCATGTATCTAATCTATCGATGACGAGTGGCATATTTGTTTTGATACTGATACTTGGTGGTACTGCAAGTATGTTCAGTACGCCACCATTACCAAATATGTTTTCTTTGTTATTGTAAAAATTATTTGGATTGTAATTTGCTACTGGATACCAATATAATGTATATGATAGATTTGACAACATATCATAGATGCCTGCTAGATCACAATGCATGGCTTCATAGAAAATCACGGGCATATGATTTTTTATCGTTTTCTCCATACCTTGGAACACGCTAAATTCATGACCTTCAACATCGATCTTTATCAACGTTGGTGGTAATATTTCTTTACGTTCTACTAGATAATCGATAGTAGTCATAGGACAATGTTGTCCCTTACTTGTTATCTTGCATTCACCATAATTACCACTAGTGCCTAATGAGAAACTTTCTATCTGTGTGCTACCCACTTCATTGCTTATGGCAAAATCGAACAATGATATATTCTTGTCATAGTAACTATTGATCTCCAATAGTTTATAGTTTAGATTGTTTGGCTCAAAGGCATAGACATGTTTTGTACCTTTAGCAAATGCTATAGTATGCACGCCTATGTTTGCACCTATATCATATATAACGCTATCACTGTTTAGGAAACTGCGTAATAAATTGATCTCAGTCTCGGTATATTCACCATAAAATGCTAGACTTGTACCAATAATACTGTCATTCAAATAATGATAAAACACTGGGCTATAGCGTGTGCTACATGCATGTAGGTGTTCTGTAAAGTTTGGTTCATACATCAATGAATACTGATCTTTATAATAATTCAAATTATAAACAGGCATTCTATGATCGATATCTGTAAATTTTAGTTCACTTGTTATTGTTTCCATAATTTATTCCTTTATTGTAATTGATTTCTCTACGTTTGTCCAATCTGGCAACTCACGTTGTGGAAATTGAAACATTGCTTGTAATGGTTCACCACCACTTGTATGGTCCATCTCTAGTTTATCAGCAACTACTTTGTTCAATATCATTTGCTGATATTTCACTATTAGATGTGTATCGCCTGACATTCGTGCTGCATGGTAATCTTCTGCTAGTCCTACAGCGAATGGCTTGTCTTTCTTGGCTATCTCGCTCAATATCGTCAATGCACTTAGTTTCTGCTTTTGACCCTTCTTGCGTCCTGCGCCAGGTCTGTATCCACCGTTTTTGCCAGGTTCCACTGATTTTTTCTGATTGTTGATCAGTTCGGACATATATTATATCTCCATTACTCTTTATTATTGTCGTGATGAGTTCTACTTGCATATGCGTCAACGATTGCATTGTATTTTGGATGATCACTTGCTTCTAATGTTATGTTACCAACTAATGCTTTTACTGTATCTAAATCGTTTGTCTTGATCATATGTAGATAAGTTTTGACAACCTGCGGATTATTCATGCGATTGTAAATATGACTATCTTTCATTATTGTATCCTCCTAATTGTGTTGCGTCCACAGCAACCAAATTCAAATGTATATCCCATTTTCTGTACACGTTCTTCTATCATACGCATACACAACTTATATTCCCAATCTTCAAATTGATATGGTCTAAGATATTGTAAAAACCCTAGAAACAATTCGTCACTAGTGTTTTGTATTAGTTCCATATTCTGACTGAGTTGCATTATATCACGCCTTCATCACGTAATATCTTGTTTGCCCAAGTTAGTCCTGCAGGGCCGCCCCACATCAAATATGCTTGCGTACCTTTTGTGTTTTGTCCTGGCTTATAATAGACTCTTGCTCTACTCAAGAACTGATATGTGCGCATGACAGTCTCAAGGCTTACTGGTTCACGTTTTGCAAACTGATTAGCCCGAGCAAGACCTACACTTGTGCCACCTTTATTGCTGCTTGTGCTTTCGTCACGCATTTTTAGTCCACGCTTGGCATTATTTGCCATGGCTTCTGTAGGTCTGTAACTCATTTCTTTTTCACTGGTGTGCAGATATCACGACCTTTGACAGTGCCACTATAGCGATAGCCTGGCCAACATGCTTTGTTATCACTACCAACTTTCTTGCCTTGCTGATTAGTCTGTGGTAATTTGACAGGTTTATCTTTCATGTTATTACCTCTTTGGTTTTGGGCCTGGCTTTGGTCTTTTTGGTTTGTTGTTATACATAAATTTTCTCCCAATCATCTGGATTATCTGTTGGATCTAGTCCATCATATAGTGTCTTGTCACTAGTATCTAGTTTGTTCTTATACTTGAGTGTACCGAATACGCTCAATATCTTTTGATTGTTCTGTTTCCATTTTTCTACAATCTCTTCATAACGATCACTGCCAAGAATAAGTTTTAGTTGCGATTTGCAGTCACTTACTGTTGGGTTGATATCGAACTTGCTATCTTCTATCTGGTACATGAAGTCCATGCAACGATCAAGTTCAGTCTCAGTCATATAGATAGATAACTCAGTGACCATCTTGTTCATGATGTTTATTTTCTTGTTATCGAATTTACGATTCCAAATATCTGTTGCAAACATTAGTGCAAATTCCCATCATGTTTTACTTCTACTGTAGCACTATTGATCAACTCATTGACATTGTGTTCAGTCATGATGCTACCTAAAAAGTTATAAACTGCTTCCATGCTCAATATCGTGAAGTCTACACCACGCTTATCATCAACATTCATTTCACTGACATTGATGTTTTTGGCATTATCTAATGCTTTTTTTACTTCACTCATCAATGGTTGCACTGTTACCCATACAATGCCATCTTCTGCTTTTACCATCTTATAATTCATTTATTATCTCCTTGAATTGCTCTACTGTAATGTTAGTAAAATTGTCTACTTGTATATCGGGCACAATGTTGTTAGCATTGACTCTAATAAACTCTACATCTTTATATTTATCAATGATATATTTGATTCTTTTTTGCCATTGACTAGGCAAACTACTATGTGCTAGTTTGTTATAATTTTCTGTATTGCTATAGACATTGTATACATCATAGTCCATACCAATGATGTATATCTTTTTATGTTGATTCTGGCATGCTACAAGTATTGCGCTGTTGCCACTGTCAAATGCTTCTTTATATGCATAGTGTATAACTTTATAATTGTTGCGCTCAACATGATTGTCAAATTGGCTATGTCCCTGTACATAGAAGTTGCAATTTCGATGTATATCTTTTTTCAATATGTCATATATCATTGGTATATCGACTGCTATCAGATTGTCAGGCATGAAATCACGATATAGTGCATTGCAACCATATGTAGTGAATAGTTGTTGTAATTGGTTCAAGTCAAACTGTAATCTACTTTTACCATTACCGATCACTAGTGCGTTACTTTTTCTCTTTGTATCCACTTGCGTATATGGCCCTTGCTTGTTTGTCGGCATCTTCACGTTTCTTATAAAGTTTGCCACTACGACCCCAACGATAGCCTATGATCTTACCTGACTTATTTCTAACTTCATGTACTGGCATAGTTTGCTCCTATATACATTTATTTAGTCATTTATGTATTTGTTAGTTTTAGATTTGCTGCAAATATGTGTTTGGAACTTGCCATTATGATTTTGATTGAATCCAGTTCCACATACACTACAGCGTTTGCTAACGATCTTCCAACTTTTTGTTGGCTTTATGTATTGTAATATGTAATTGAGTTGTCGTTGCCTATTGGTAAGCACATCGATCAATTTATCCTGGTATGTTTGTCTATCCATACCCGTACTTATCACTACTAAATATCCAACCCAAACACGATTTTTGTCATGAATGGCCTAGATTGTAAGTCTATTTTTTTGACTGTGCGTAATTCTTCTATGACTTCTACACATGTATTGATTATATCTTCATAAAAGGGTAATTGCTCTAAACTTAGATTTTTCTGATTACCAAACAACATATTATTGATCAGACCAGCCAACATAGTTTCAGGTGTGTTCCTGCGAGCCAATCTACTGTTATATGGATATCTCTTGTCAGGACTACGATACCATTTACCTAGTTCTTTGATATGTATATCATTGCTTAGGCATAACTCCTGCATGTAACTATTGACAGATAATATTGTTTGTAAGAAAATACCTTCATCATTTTGGTTCATCTGTATATAGGTGTTATTGCTTTTTGTATTTTTTACTGTGTAACCAATTTTATATTTGTTCATTTGTTATTTCTCCTATTTGTTCACTTGTTATATGTCTTTCGCATTCGCTCAAGACATCACTCAACAGAAACAAGTTTCTGTTTCGTGTTATTTCATTATTTTTTATTTACTGGACATGTACATTACGCAAAGGCAAAGGGGTAGATGTAACTACCCACGACATTACGCAAGAGGCGTAAAGGTCCTAACTCTCAGCATTTACCATAGCGGATTGACTATATCTCATGACCTATAAAATAGGCTGCTGGCGTATTCACTAATAACATATAGCATTCGTTAGTTCTTCTATATGTCTAGTATGCGTCCTCTACCCTGTTTACTATGACGCATCGCATTCAACCTTTACGATGTAGAAATGACTGTCGTGCCGAGTGGCGTGATATCATTTATGGCAACTCTCGTTGTCTACATTATAGTGTTAGACTCACCTTCACCTTACCGCCACACATCAGAACGGATTTCGGTCGCCTTCTACGCGGCGCAAGCGTTTAGCGTCTAAATTTTTTGTTATGCTTTTGATTTAGTCGTTTCATTCTGTCTTTACTAATTTTTGTATTGACGAATGGTTCATGTTTCAATGGTTTGGATTTAGTAGGTTGTAATAAACGATTTGGCATCCAACGAACATATTCACTCATATGTATTGGATTTTCTATAAACCATTTTTGTTTATAATCATCCCACCAGCAACCCTTTTGTTTCGCTAGTTCCTTTTCTTCAAAAGGCACTTCTAAATAAATTCGCATGTTATATATCTATCACTTAGTTTGTATTCTATACAAATCTTTTACATAATCGATATATGCTATGGTCTTGTTGTTTTGACCATTTAGTAATTCTTCTGCCCTAAATGCGGGCAATGTATTGCAAACTGCATTATTGAATAATGCTACGCTGAATGTTTTGGTACTACCAGCATCTGCAACTTTGATGATAAAATTATCGACTAACTTCTTTTCAGTCTTAGTCAATATTTTTGTAAACATAATTTGTTACCTCCTATAATTTATTCACCCCCATTCTTTAGCGAAGAATGACTATGGGCTCCGCTAAAAGCCCATAGTCTAGGAGGTCAAA